AGTATCAAGGCGTACCGGTCACGGCGCCGCAGTATCAATCAGACGTCTTCAGGATGCAGCGGCTCTATGAAGAGGGAGGAATTTATCTCGACACCGACGCCATTCTGACAAAGCCGCTAACGCCTCTGCTTGATGCTTATTGCGTCCTCAGCGTCGATCATAAGAATTCCGTCATCGCGAATGGCATCATGCTCACGCAGGCTGGGCATCCGTTCTTCAGGCGCTGGCTGGATAAGCTGGCAGAAAATCTTACCAGCACCACATGGGCACACCATGCCGTTGTACTGCCGTACCAGCTTTACAAGGAAGACTCCACCGGGATCAGCGAATGCGCTCCAGAAACCTTCCTGCCATTCGGCTGGGAGAACAAGGCAATTTTGGGCGATGACTTCGCAGCGCTCCCTGATTTGGATTCATCCTACTGCGTGCACATGTGGGAGACGATGTGGCCCGAGGTGGCTCAGATCGACAACGAGTACCTGCTCCAGTCAGGCAGTATCTTTGCCAAGACATTCAAGAAATATGCCAAGCAAAGATTGAAAATCTGCGTATACGCTATCAGCAAGAATGAATCGATGTTTGTTGAGCGGTTCTGCAATTCCGCCAAGCCGGCCGATATGATCCTGATCGTGGACACCGGCTCAACGGACAACACCGTCGAGCTGGCCAATCGTTGCGGCGCGGTGGTCAAGGAAATTTGCATAACGCCTTGGCGGTTCGACGACGCCAGAAATGCGGCCTTGGCCCTGATCCCGAAGGACATCGACGTCTGCGTCAGCCTTGATCTTGATGAGGAGCTGCAGCCGGGCTGGCGAGAGGAGATTGAGCGCGTCTGGGTCGAGGGCACGACTCGCCTCAAGTACAAGTTCGATTGGGGCGCCGGCATCGCCTTCTACTACGAAAAGATCCACGGCCGAAAGGGCTACCGGTGGACTCACCCCTGTCACGAGTATCCGGTCCCGTACATGATCAATGAGCAGTACGCGTGGACGGATATGCTCATGGTCATCCATAAGCCTGACCCGACCAAGAGTCGCGGGCAGTACCTGCCGTTGCTCGAGATGTCCATCAAGGAGGATCCGATCGACCCGCGGAATGCGTTCTACTACGCCCGTGAGCTGTCGTTCCACTCAAGGTGGCAAGACTCAATTAAGGAGTGCGAGCGGTATTTGGCGCTCCCCGGGGCCACATGGCAGAACGAGCGCTGCTATGCCTACCGGGTCATGTCCCGCTGCTACGACGAGCTCGGCGACTGGAACAATGCCATCAGGTGCGCCAGACTGGCCGCGGTGGAGGCCCCCAACACCCGGGAACCGTGGTGCGAGATCGCCAAGCTGACCTACAAAGCCCAGCGCTGGGGCGAGTCCTACGGGGCGGCCATGACCGCATTGGCCATCACCAATCGGGAATGGGTGTATACCGTCGACCCAGAAGTATGGGGGGCAATCCCTCATGACTACGCAAGCATTGCTGCATGGTGGCTCGGAATGAAGGATCAGGCGATTGAACAGGCGAAATTGGCACTAAGCTTCAGGCCGGACGATCAGAGACTCAAGAGCAATCTCGAGGTCATGACCAAGAACAAGGCTGCTGCATAACGAATTTTTGTTAATTCGTAACACGCTTGGGGTATGTGCGTGCCTTAAGCTGTTGTGATATAAAGTAACATCGACGGTCGAAGCGCGTGGAAGCGTTGCGGCGTCTCGTTTACCAGAGCGAGTGCCTATGTCCACAACGATGACCTTTGAGTCTTTGCAGCAAGATATTCGGCGCTACCTCGAGCGCGGTGCGACGCTTGCTTCTGACGCGATCGTCTACGAGCAAATCCCTCGGCTGATCAATCTGGCCGAGCGGCGCATCTCCAGAGAGCTCAAGGTCCAAGGCTTCATCAACGTCGTCAATGGTACGATGGCGCCCGGGCAGAGCGTTTATGCAAAGCCCGATCGATGGCGCGATACGATCTCGATCAACATCGGGACCGGCGCCAACAACAATACCCGCAAGATGCTGTACACCCGCGACTATGAGTATTGCCGGGCGTACTGGCCGGACGAGTCTCAGACAGAAGAGCCTATCTTCTACGCAGACTACAACTACAGCAATTGGCTTGTAGCACCTACGCCGGATGAGGCGTACCCGTTCGAGATTGTTTACTACGAGCTTCCTCCTCTTCTTGACGATGAGGTTCAGACAAATTGGATTACGGAATACGCTCCGCAGCTTTTGCTTTACGCTGCGCTTCTCGAGGCTACGCCTTTCCTGAAGAATGACGAGCGCATTCCCGTATGGCAACAGATGTACGATCGTGCCGCTGCGGCTCTCAATGGAGAGGATGTGGCGAAGATTATCGATCGCACCGCGGTTAGGAAGGAGGCGTAAGTGTCAAATAACTACACTAATGTATTTGGCGGAACAACGATTTATCCGTCAGATGTTTCATACATTAGCCTAAGTCTCACTGAAAATATTCAGCTTCAGTGGCCACTTGAAGCAACTGTCGGCTCTGATCTTGTCGCTAGAATCATTGACGTTACGCCGAGCTCAAGTGGATTTTCCATCACGATGCCGGACGCAACCAAGACCGGATCCGGACAGACGGTTCTGTTCAACAATCTGACCGGCAATCTGTACGACTTCTTCATCAAGAATAATGCTGGAAGCACTATCGCAACTGTCTCGCCGGGCGAGCAGTGGCAGATATACCTTGCCTCTAACACGACACCGGCCGGCACATGGCGCGTATTCAGGTACGGCGCTTCGACTGCGACCGTTCAGCCCTCTGCTCTGGTCGGGTACGGACTGACGGTAACAGGAAGCCAGCTCTCTACCGCCACCGCGGTGGCGACGTTCAGCTCGACGCCGCTCTCGATTTTGACGACAGACAGGGCCTCAGCGTTTGTATGGACTGGCTCTGGCGCCGCGACGGTAAACCTTCCCTCTGCCGCTTCCTCTGGAAATAACTACTTCGTATCGGTGAGAAACGAAGGTGGTGGTAACGTATCCATCGACCCTGCAGGCAGTGAAACGGTCAATGACGCATCAACCATTACGCTGCTGCCGGGAGACAGCATAACGCTGATCACAGATGGCGTTTCTTGGTACACGCTTGGTTTTGGTCAAAAGGCGGTATTTGCCTTTGACTACACATCAATCGATCTGACTGGCGAATCAAGCCCGTACACGCTAACCGGCTCAGAGCTAAATCGTATTGCTTACGATTTTATCGGCGTGCTTACTGATGACATGGAGATCATCGTTCCGTCGACCACTCAGCAATACTGGGTCACAAACGACACGACGGGGTCTTATACGCTTGGTTTGAGGACTTCCTCTCAGGTTACGCCAGCGGATGTTCCGCAAGGATTCAGCGCCATTCTGTACAGCGACGGCGCAAATGTTGTTTCCGCTGCTGCCAGTACCGCGTCTACTCCTGCAGTGATTCAGCCAAGCGGCGGCGGAACGGGCATTACTTCTTACACTATTGGTGACCTGATCTTCGCTTCTGGCGTGACAACACTCTCGAAGCTATTGGATGTTGCGACAGGAAATGCTCTTCTCTCTGGAGGCGTAAACACCGCGCCTCTTTGGGGAAAAATTGGACTCTCGACTCACGTTAGTGGAACGCTCGACCCAGCCAATGGTGGTACTGGTCAAACATCTTACACGGACGGCGAGATCCTGATTGGAAATTCCACCGGAAACACGTTGACAAAGTCAACGATTACGGCAGGCTCTGGAATCGCGATTACCAATGGATCAGGCTCCATCACGATTGAAGCAACTGGAACCGGGTCAGGCACCGTCACAAGCGTTGACGTATCTGGTGGAAGCACTGGCCTTACGACTTCTGGCGGCCCTGTCACGACGTCTGGAACCATCTCGATCGCAGGAACGCTTAATGCGTCTTCCGGCGGAACAGGCCTGACTTCGTATTCTATTGGCGACATCGTGTATGCGTCAGGATCGACAACTCTCGCAAAGCTTGCTGATGTAGCTACAGGAAATGCGCTCATTTCTGGAGGAGTAGGATCGGCTCCTAGCTATGGAAAGATTGGCCTTACGACGCACGTTTCTGGAACCCTTCCTGCAACCAGCGGCGGAACTGGACAATCAGCTTTTGTCACTGGCGACTTGTTGTACGCATCCAGCTCAAGCGCAATTTCTCGACTGGCCGACGTAGCCGTTGGAAATGTGCTTCTTTCTGGTGGCGTTGGTGTAGCGCCGAGCTGGGGCCAGTTTGATCTTTACAATGCAACTGGAACGACAAAGGTTAGCAACGGCGGAACCGGACTAACATCTTATGCGGTTGGCGACATTGTATACGCTACAGGAACAACCACCTTATCAAAGCTTGCAGACGTCGCTACGGGAAATGTCATTATTTCCGGTGGCGTAGGCGCTGCTCCTAGCTACGGAAAGGTTGGCCTTACGACTCACGTATCTGGAACACTTCCCGTTGCAAACGGCGGAACCGGCGTAACGTCTTCCACTGGTTCTGGAAGCGTAGTGCTTTCTGCGTCTCCTGCGCTCACAGGAACGCCGACAACGGGTGGTAATACGATTGGTTACCTTGAGCTTCCGCAATCCACCAATACGACGCTTGCTCTGTCCGACAGCGGTAAGCACTTGTCGGTATCTTCAAATGTCACGATTCCTGCAAACGGGTCTGTGGCGTTCCCTGTCGGAAGCGCAGTGTCTATCTACAACAATAGTGCATTAACAATAAATATATCTATCACGAGCGATACTCTTAGACAGGGCGGCACTACAAATACTGGAACAAGAACGCTATCTGCTTACGGAGTAGCAACAGTGCTTAAAGTCGCATCGACCACATGGGTCATCACAGGAGTCGGCCTGTCATGATGATTCAGATGATGGTTGGTGCCAGTAAAGGTACTTTGCTGAACGCTACTATGACGGAAGGTTCGCTTCCGACGCCAGAGTATGGATTTGTTAATGGCGCTTATGGATCTATGACGTCAACAAATGTTGCTGGCGGATACACTTTGGAAGCAATTTACGACACTACTACAGCAGGTCGTGTTGTTATATCTGGATTTTCATCAGATCCTACAGTGTCTTTTTTAAGCTCTGTAAAAGTTGGTAACGTCACTAAAACTACTGGATCTAGTTTTGGCGTGTATAACTACACAAGCGGAACAGCAACTTGGGTATGGTTTTCATTGTTTGGCCTTGATGGATCCGGAACTTCATCTGTATTAATTCTTTAACAAGAAAAAAAATAATGGACAACCAAACCTTATTCAACATTGCGGTCGCTGTTTCAGGTGCCTTTGGTGGGTGGATCCTGAACAACATCTATAGCTCCATTCGTCAGCTTGACCATGACGTTCGTCGGCTTCCGGAGTTGTACGTCGCAAAGCACGACTACAACCGTGACATTGACGAGGTGAAGGCAATGCTTAATAAGATTTTTGACAGGCTGGACAAGAAAGCTGACAAGTAATGGCAGAGAGTATTATCCAGATCAAGTCGCTACCCGGCATCAAGCGGGATGGCACTGTATTCGAGGGCGACAACTACGTTGACGGCCAGTGGATGCGCTTTCAGCGTGGTCTCCCGAGAAAGATGGGCGGCTACCGCTCGATCAACAGGTTCCTGCAGGGCATTGCTCGGACAATCAACGCGTACACAAAAAATCAGCTCACGTATGTTCATGCCGCCTCTGCGAACAAGATTGAGAGGCTGTACATCGACAACAACTACAATACGTCGCTGATCTTTGACAGGACTCCTAGCACACTAGATCAGAACGATGCCAATCTTTGGCAGTTCGACATTGAGACTCAGACGAATCCGACTACCGGAGTCTTCACCAATCTTTTGATGGCTCAGGTTGCTCCAAACCTGAACTGCATTTGCAACAACACTGGCGGACAGCTCTTCTACGGAAACCTGTTCGATACATCGACGCTGACAGAGCTGACTGAAGCTGGCGGCAACCTTCCCCCGGGCTACAGCGTAACAGGTGGCGTTGTTGCGCTGCATCCTTACACCTTCATCTTTGGAAATGACGGATACATAGCATGGTCTATTCCGGGAGATCCAACTGACTATGTTGGAGCAGGGTCTGGATCTGCAAACGTCGCCGCCCAGAAAATCGTTCGTGGCATCTCAATGCGCGGCGGCCCGGGTAACTCTCCATCCGGCTTGTTCTGGTCCGCAGATGCGCTGATTCGTGCATCGTTTGTTGGCGGTGATGCGGTATTCCAGTTTGATACGATCTCGACTCAAACTTCGATCATGTCGGCCGCAAGCGTAATTGAGTATGACGGCATCTTCTACTGGGTCGGTACGGACCGATTCCTGATGTTCAACGGCGTGGTCCGCGAGGTCGAGAACAACCTCAACACCAACTTCTTCTTTGACAACCTGAATTACAGCCAGCGTCAG